GCTCGGCGTCCATCATCGAGACCTCGTCGATGAGGAGGCGCCGAATCCCGCCGCGCCAGAGCTTGCCCAGCCGGCCGGTGAGCCGGCCCGAGGCGTAGCTGTCGATGAGACTGGGCGTGTCGAAGTACCCCAAGGCCGAATTGAGGGTCGTCCCCTCACCGAGGTTGATCGACGCGATGCCAGTCGTCGCGCAGAGGAGCGTGCCCGGGCGTTGACGCACGATGGCTTTCGCGAGGTACGTCTTCCCCGTGCCGGCCGGGCCGCAGAGGAAGCTCGTCCCCTCGTCAAGCGCGGCGGGAATCGCGATGTCGGGCGGCGGAGGGGGCGCGGCGTCGACCGGCGGGACGATCTCGTCGGCGGCCATCACGGACGGTCTCCTGCCGGCGGCGGCGTAAGCGTGGCCAGGTGCGCCTCACGCTCGGCCAGCGTCCGCGCCAGGACGAACTCGCCGACCGGCCGAAGGCCCGACACCTGGAGCTGGAGCGTGATCTGAAACGTCACCGCGATGAGGTTCGGCGGCGCCTGCGGGTGCAGGACGGGCGTCATCTCGAGCAGGACCGCCGACGGGGCGAGCGCGTTGCGGAGAATGACCTCGTCGCCGACCGCGAGCGCACGCCCGAAGGCGTCGCGCACGGTGAGGGCGGCCGGTGGGGTCGCGGGCGTGCCGTCCATCTTGAGAATCTCAGCCATGGGTCTCTCTCCAATCGGTCAAGCCAGCCGCCACCCACTCGCGCCACTCGGGCCAGAGGGTCGACCAGCGGGTCTGGTGGGCGGCCGGGGGCATCGTCCACGTGGGCGGGGTGAGGAGGAGCGCCTCGATGAGGCTCGCCCAGTGGTCTCCCTCCCCGATCGGGCGCAGCAGGTTGTACGGCCCCTCGGGTCGGTACATGTACGCGCGGGCCTGCCCAGCGGCTGGCAGGTACTCGGCCCCGCCGGCGTAGTCGAACCCGACGACCGGCGTGCCGCACCACTGTGATTCGAGGATCGGGTACCCGAACCCCTCGCCCCGGCCCGGCGCGATCGTCACGCTGCAGCTGGCGTAGCAGGCGGCGAGCACCTCGTCGGTCACCGACTGGCTCACGCTCAGCCGGCCGCGCAGTTCCGGGTAGTCTTCATAGAGCTGCGGGACCGACCACGCCTCGGTCACCTGCTCGTCGATATGCAACCAGAGGTGGACGTCCTGTCCGCGCATGATGAGGCTCGCCATCGTCTCGAAGACCAGCCCGAGGTCCTTCCTCGCTTGATTGGTCGCGACACAGCCGATGACGCGCGTCTGGGGCGTCAGCCGCGCGCCGATGAGGCGCTCGGCGGAGGCACGCGCGGCGGCCGTCATCGTCGGCTTGAAGACATTCGTGTCAATCCCATGCGGGAGGGCCTCGACGTGCGTGCCGTCGGCCCGGACCGTCGTGAGGACCTCGGCGCCGTACGCCCCGTAGGCGAGCACGCGCTGGTACCCCTTCACCGCCTCAGCAGCCGGCCCGCCAAACGTCCCGTGCCGGTTGTGGCCATCGACCGCGAAGTAGCCCCACTTCGTCAGGTGCGGCGGCAGTTCCAAAAACGCGTGGCACCGGGCCGGATCCCAGATCGTGAAGACGATGCCCGGCCGGTCGCCGTAGAAGTACTGCCAGGCCGACTCCACCGCTTCCCGGCCCCACGACGTGATGTTCATGAACCGCCAGTCGGCCAGGCCCGTGACCAGCCCGCAGGGGGGCGTGCCGCGGTACTTGGGGTCGGCCACCCAAGCGCAGGTTTTCACGTCGAGGTCGAGGCCGCCCGCAAACGCGGCGTCGGCGGTCAGCCGACGGCGCAGGTCTCGGAGAATGCGCCCGAGGCCAGAGTGGCCCTCGGGCGCGTCGCCAACGATCAAGAACGGGACGCGGGCCATGCTAGGCCCCGGTCCCCGGCAGGTTCGGCTGCGTGAGCTTCTTCGTGCGCTTGCGCACGACCGGCTTGGCCGGGCTACCGGCCGAGACCACCTCGGCCCCCCGGCGCTGGATCGCCACCGCCATCTCGATGAACGTGGCCTGCTCGGCCCCGGTCAAGTCGAGGAACGCGTGGATGAGCTTCTGGAGCGACGTCAATCGGCTGCGCGGCATGGCCCCTACTCCCGAATCCGCGTGAGGTTGCCGAACGCCCGCACGCTGGCCTGGCAGTCCGGGCAGGTGATGCGGGCCGGGTACACCCCGTTCACCTTGGCGACGTCCTTCTGGTAGAGCTTCTTGCCGCAGCCCGGGACGTTCCGGCCGGTCGGCTGGCCGGTCGCCGGGTCGGTCTCGGGGACCGTCTGGGTCGAGCCGTCGGCCGAGGCGAAGTACGCGTCGCGGGTCGCCGAGCAGCGCCAGCTCCACTCGATGTCGGCCGCAAACTCGGTCTTCGCGGCGGCCTTGGCCATGAGCCGGGTGCCGAACTCCTTGTTACTGGCCGGCCGGGGCCCCGTCTCCTTCAACGCCTTGTTGAGGTAGTCCCAGTCGCTCGCCTCGACGCCCGAGCCCTTCTTGCCGCGCTCGCGCGTGATGTTGGAGAGGGACGTCTCGAACGTCTCGCCGTTTTTCGTGCCGGCCGGCGACTGGACGATGACGAGCGGGGCGTCCTCGTTGAAGCGGACCTGGATGCGCTTGCCCTTCTGGCTGTCGATGGCGCTGAAGTTCTCGTCGTCGAGCGGGGACAGCGCGAACCGATACGTCCCGGGCTGGGGCGGGTCGGGGAACTGGCGCCCCTGCTCGGGCAAGTGTTCGACGTCGACGGTGTCTTGCAGCTTCTCGGAACCGATGTCCTGGAGACTCATGGGAGAGGCCGCTCCTTTGCGGCCGGTCGTACCGAATCAAGCGAACGTGAACGCGTGAGACTACTCGACTTTCGTCTCCGCAGGCGGCGGCGTGGGCGTCGATGGCCGTCGTCCGGGAGGGCTGACCGAAATCGGCTTGGGCCCGGTGGGCGCGGCCAAGACGGGCGGCGGCGCGGTCGGGCCACTGGTGGCCGGCTGGGGCGGCGGGGCGTCCGGTGGCGGTCCCAGGACCGCCCCCTCGCCACTCGGTGGGGCGGCGGTCTGTGGGGCCACGACCGTGGCCCCCACCGGCGGTGGCGCAGCCACCGACGGCCGCCGCTGCCGTTGGGCGACCAGTTCAGCGGGGCTCAGCGCACGCGGCCCAGCGGCCGCCCCCACCGGCGCGATCGGAGACGCGGGTGTCACTCCGGCGGCTGTCACCCCGCTCGAGGCCGGACCCTCCGGCGCCGCGTCCCCGACCTCGCCGGCGCCCAACCCCGGGGCGTCGGGGTACTTCCCCTTGTAGTCGGACTCGAGTTCGACGCGCACGCGGTCGATCATGCGGAAGACCGAGCCGAGGCTGAAGTCCACAAACGTGCGGCCGTCCGGGCGCTTGCCGGTCTCGGTGACGACCTCGTCCTCGACGTAGGCGGGCAGATAGCCCGGCGCGCTCCGCGTCTTGCACATGTGGCGGCGGCCGGCCGCGTCGACGTAGGGCGACAGCATGATGCGCCGGTACTTCTTGCCGTCCTTCTCGACCTCCATCACCTCGAACGTGTTCCCGAACCACTGGAGCGCGGCCGCGATCTTGGCGCTCCCTGCAAAGTCCGGCCCGACGACGGTGAGACTCTCGTCGTCGCCTTCCTTGGGGAGTGCCGTCCAGATGGGCGACATCACCATGCCGGGAATCGACTGGGCATTGAGGATCCAGTTCTCCGCCCTCGCCTGGGTGAACCCGTACTGCGCGCGGTTATTGCTGCCAAACCGCAGGCTCCCCGACTCGACAATCCCGCCGAGGTTGCTCTGCTCGCCGCCCAGGTTCCGGCGACTCAGGTCGTCCATGAGCCAGCTGGAGTAGCTCGTGAGCCCGTCGTGGAGCACCGCGCCCACGTTCTCGAACCCCTTGGTCCGCCGGCTGGTCCGGGTCACCTGCATGTTGGCCGCGCTCACGAGCACCGCGCACGTGGGGCAGGGCTTCCCCGCCGGCGGGAACGCTTGGATCGGCGACACCTGCACGAGGTGGCCGTGGGGGCAGCGGGTCTCGTAGGTCTCGGTCATCGGCGGCACGAGCTTCACCGAGGCGGCCGTCTCGCCGGTCCTCGGGTCGACCGAGACCGGCCACCAGCCTTGACTGGCCCGGTGGATCGTCTCGGGCACGAGTCCCGGCCCCGAGCGGCTCCGCACGCGCCACACGCGCACGATGCCGTGGTTAATGAGCGCCTGCATCTGCGTGGGGTAGCCCCCGCCATCGGCGCAGTAGTAGAGGGCCACCTTCTTGAAGGTCTCCCAGCAGTACTCGGCGGCCGTGGCGAGCAAGCTGGACTTGCCCGAGCCACTCGGGCCCATCACGAGGGTGGCCGAGGGCGAGGCGGCGCTCGTCTCGTCGGTTTTTGGCGTCGCGTCCGCTGGGGTCGTTACGGTTTCAGTCATGTCGTCAGTCTCCGATATGCAGCCGCTTCACTTTTGTCGACGAGGCGAAAGCGGCAAGAACCTCAACAAGGTGCGACGTCCATGTTTCTTTGCCCGATGGTTCACAGGACGATTTGGCCTCGGGCTGAGCGAGCCTTACGCACCTTCTATGTCGTCAGTCTCTCCGTGGCCCGTGACAGGGCCGGTCAGTCGGTCGTCGGATCCTCGTCGTCCTTCGCCGGGTCGTCGTCCTCGAGGATGCGCGTGAGCCACGCCCGCACGTACACCCGTGGGAGTTCCTCGGCTTCAGGCGGTGGCCCCTGCGCCAGGTAGAAGGCCAGGGCGGCCGCGATCGTCTTCCACGCCTTCGCGCTGAAGACCTCGCCGTCGGGGTCGCCGGGGGGCGCGAACACGGTGCGTGTGAACTCGGCCTCGGTCACCGTCTCGGCCTCGCGACTGGCGACCGCCCGCGCGACCTCGGCCTGCGTGCCCATGCCGCAGCTCTGGCAGCCGTCTTCCGGCGGCGTGTAGTGCTCGGTCCCGCACGTCCCGCAGCGCCACTTGAAGGGCGTGCGCTCGAGCGCCTCCTTCTCGTGGGGTTGCCGACCGCGGAACCCGGGCGGCGGGACGATGGGATCGCTCACAGCAGCCCTCGACGCACGCACTCGTCGCGCAGCAGCTCGAGGTCGCTGGGCTTGACCCCGTAGTTAATCGTCTGGATGAGCGCCCCGTGGAGCGACGCCACCAGCTCGGTCGACGGGAGCTGCGTGAAGAACCCGCGCGGCGGCGGCAGCGGGTGAATCAGCTCGGGCATCGTGGGGTACGTCACCGTGCCCCCGTTCGGCACCGTCGTCGTCCGTCGTCTCGTCTTCGTCAGTCGTCTCGCCATGTCCGTCACTCCTCTACGGTATCTGCCGCACCGTCAGTGGGCGGCAGCAGTCCCCGGCTAATCGCCTGGTCCAGCTCGGGCTGGTGATGCGGCCGGCGCGCGATGTACCCAATCGTCTCGGGCCGTTCCCAGCCCGGCGTGCGCTCGCACAAGGCCAGCTTGCTACACGTCTCGCCGAAGTACTGATGGCAGGCGTCGCCGCGGTTCTGCGTCACGCGCGCTTCGAGCGCCGCCATGAAGGCCGGCTCGCCCCAGACGCCGCCCGTCTCGTGCAGCGCCCACAGCGTCTCTTGCCACCGACGTTCCTCGCCGCGCAGCTCGCGCAGGAAACTCTCGAGCTTCCAGTCGTCGCGGTGAATCGGGCCAATCACGCGGCTCGTCTCGCCGAGCTTCCCCTCGTTCAGCAGCACGCGCGTCCAGTAATCCCCCGGCGACAGGCACCCGGCCCAGGTGGCCGCGTCCATCTCCCAGAGCGGCGTCCGCTCGAACATCTTGCCCAGCCGGTGGCGCTTGCCGTCGTCGCCCACGTAGTAGAAGCTGGTCGCCCACTCCTCATCCCAGAGCGGCGGGTTGGCCGCCTTCTTCCAGCCGTAGACGAGTGGCGAGTTCTGAAACTTCGGCCCGCTGGCCTTCCCTTCCTCGGCATTCCAGGTCGACTCGTACTTCCCCTTGAGCAGCGGCCAGAGGTATACCTCGTCGATCGTCTGGCCGAGCACGCGCTCGTCGCCCAGCACCCCGGCGATGAGCTGCACGCGGTAGTTATAGGCCGCCTCCCAGTTCGCCGACAGCATCGACGCCGTCTTCACGTCGTGGTAGGCCAGGCCCCCCGTCTGCCGCCGGCGCGCGATGCAGTCCCCGCGCGTCATCCAGCCGATGCCTTGGCACTCGCGCGCGTCGTGGGCCTCGGCCTCGCCGATGCGGTCGCCCAGCCCACAGGTACACCCGATGACGGTCACCCGTTCGGTCTCGACTTGAACCACCTGCCACTCGATGAGGAAGGCGGGGAGCGTCACGCGTGCCCAGGCCCACACCAGCCCCTCGAGCAGCTGTACCTGTTCGTTCATCCGCTTGGCCAGGGCCTCGGGGTCGGCCACCTGCGTCAGCCCCCGGTCGGCGACAATCTTGTAGTACGCCTCCCGCGCTTGCTGGATGGCCGTGAAGATCACGCGGTCATCCGGCAGCCGGTCGTGCGTCTGGCAGTACTGGAGCAGCGCCGCAATCGGCTCGTGGATGAGCGTCCCGGTCACGGTCGGCACCGACTGGGCCAGGCGCGCGTACCCGTACCCACTCGGGCCGGCGTGATAGGTGAGATAGCGGTCCCAGGCACAATGGCCGGTGCCGGCCTCGTAGCGGCTGCGGTCGACGAGCCAGAGGGTGAGGGCCATGGCTAGGCGCCGTCGTCGCCCGGGGCGTCCAGGACGCTCGCCGCCACCGCCTCGCGCGCCTCCAGCCAGGCGACGAAGTCTGCGAAGGAGCACGAGAGCCGGTCTCGCCGGTTCCGCTCCGGCACCCACGTATCGACGTGGAGCGTCAACACGGGAGATCCTTCACCGGCCCGACGCGCAAACGCCACATGATGCTCGTCGGGCGTCTCGGCGCTGCCACTGAGGACGCACGAACTCGTCGCGACGGTCGTGCCGCTCACCTGCGTATTCGTGTAGAGACGGTCGGCCATTACTGCCTCGCCTCGACCCAGGCCCGAATCCACGCGTCCAGCTCGGCCCGAAACGCCTTGGCCTCGTCGAGCTTCGGGAAGAGCAGCGTCCAGCTCACGCCGCTCATGAACACGAACGGCGTCGGGTTCCCCGGATTGGTGTAGATGAGCGGGCGAATCTGAATCTTCAGCGGCTCGCCGGGCTGAAGCGCGGCGGCGCGCTCCTCGAGCGGCTTGTCGGGGTAGGGGTTCTGGCCGACTCGTTCAATCGTCGGGACGAGTACGGCGGCGGTCACTGCGGCGGTATCAGGCATGGATTGAATCCTAGTCGAGGGCCGCAACGGCTGTCAAGTGGTTATGTGACACGGGTGACATGGTGCGCTATGTCGCATCTGACAGTCAAGCCACTAAATGTGGGGGTGTGGCCGCGACGGAGCACTATTGACGGTGCTGGCGGCGGTGTGTAAACTCACACCCCATGCACACACACGATCCGCTGCCTAATGTCTTTGAGGCTGGGTCGCTGTCGCTCCTCTCTGGGGCCAGCGGCGTCGGCAAAACCGCCTTTATTGCGCTCATGGCCACCCTCTTTCACGGCGGGGGCGAGATTGCCGGCCGCCCCGTCCGCCGGACCTCGGTGGGTTATCTCACCGGGGATCGGAGCTGGCGCGACTCCCAGCAATGGTTCCACCGGATGGAGTTCCCCGAGGTGGCCCAGTACTCGCTCGTCGATGACCGGAGCTTCGACCTGCTCAAACTGAGCGAGCGCGTCCAAGACTCGGCGCCGGCGCTCATCGAGTGCATCGACCGGCTGGAGATGCCCGAGCCTGGGATCATCTTCATCGACCCGATCGCGTTGTTCCTCGGGGGGAACCTACTCAACTACCATCGGGTGGCGCTCAACTGTATCGCCATCCAGCGGTACGCCATGGACACGGGGCATTGCCTGGTGGGCGTGTGCCACACCTCCAAGCAGAAAGCGGACAAGGGCGAGCGGTACCTACGCATGCAGGACCGAATTAACGGAACAGGGGCGCTCCTCGGCTTCACGTCGACGCAGATGAACCTCGCCGGCCCGGACGAGACTGGGGACAAGTCAGGGTACCTCCAGTGCTACGTGAACCCGCATCACGCCGCGGCGATGACGTGGTACCTGAAGCGCGCGAAACTGACCGGCCTCCTCTCGTTTGTTCCGTTGGAACCCACGGTCAACGATGAGGAACCGTCGGTGCTCACACAGGAACTCCTCGACATTCATGCGCTCATGCCGAAGCAACCGGGGCAGATCGCGACCGCCGAACTCCTCGCGCTGGCTACCCCCTTGGGCGTCACGCCCAAAACTATCTTCAAGCGCCTTCAACGCCTGAAGGAAATGGGCTTCGTGCGCCAGCTCGCCCGGGGGATCTGGATGCGCGTGGAGTACGATCCGACCCGCCCGGGCGGCCTCTTTGCGGACCCTCCAGCCGAGGCGAAGGTCCACTAGGTTTTGGTCGGATCGGGTATGCAGTCCTAGGCGGGGGGGAGGTGAGTAGGCCCCCCTTCGCCTATAGACCCCTCTGGATCTAATTAAAATTACCCTCGTTTCGGAAGACACCCTGTACAACTTTCGCCCCTGTGAGTTTGGGGGGTTATAACCGACAATGTCCGACTAGTACGGTCGGACTAAGGGTGGTTATAACCCCTCCAATTAACCGCTACTCACCCGATAGTTAACGTGTTGAGCGGGCAGGAGATACGCCAGAATTAGGCTTATAACCCCTACCCCCTATAGCAAATTACGATATCGTATGCATACATTGCATGCATAACAGTTATTGTAATTCTGGGGCGAAAGTCGCCCCGGCTACTCGTCAGCGGCCGGCCGCCTCACCTGGGCTCGCCGCGGGGTGGCATCCTTCAGCCCCACGGGGTCAGGCGGCGCCGTGTGGACCGGGCACGGCGTCCCGCAAATGCACTCGAGGTGCGTCTTTTGCTCGCGCCGGGCGCCCAGCCGGCCGCCGGACGCGAAGCTCCCGAGGATCCGCATCTGCGCCGCCTCCCCAGGCGTCGGCACGTGATCGGGCGGCCGGGTGAGGGAATGGCGCGTCGGCTTAATCGGCCAGCACACAATCCCCAAGTACGCGCGGTACTTGCAGCTCCCCACGCCACAGCGGAACACGCCGGTTTTGTAATCGTAGGGATTCTGCGCCGTCACGCGCGCCCGGGCACCGCTATTGCCGAAGCGGTGAAACGTGCCACAGCGCGGGCAGGTCAGCTCAGCCGCGGCGATATGGCCGTAGATGCGCGGGCCGTGCGGGGGCTTGGGGTCGTCGTCCAGGTCGTCACTCATAGGCGCCAGTCCTTGGCAGGCGGGGCGATCGGCCCCCCGCGACAGGGAGACAGGCGACCGGGGGGCCGATCGCCTGTCTCAGGGGCGGCTAGCGGGTCGGGACGCCCAGCGCGTTACCCCGGCCGCAGTGCATGTCATCGGCCGTCGTACCGGCCGGGTACAGCCGCAGTACGTAGCCGCGCGGGTCGCCTTGGACGTAGGCGGTGTACCCGTACTCGGCGGCCAAGGCTTTGACTTTGGTCGCCGTTCGGCAGTCGACGCAGATCCCCGCCTTGTTCACGGCCGAGGGGAACCACTGCCCCTCGCATTGGACGCAGGTCCGGTACCCGCCACGGGGGGCGGCACTGGCGCCATGCTCGTACGGGTAATCGCCGTTGCACTGCGCTTCGGCCAGACGGTGCAACGTACTGGCGTACCGCAGGAACTTCGCCGCGGCTTCGTTGAGGTGGAGCTGATCCGACCCTCGCCCTAGGACGCCCATAATGAAATTCGCCACGAATCGCTCACGCTCACGCTGATAACTGGCCATCTCGCCCTCCCCTGTTTGGCTGTCCTTCGCTCGCTGTACCGGCTGTACTAAGTACCGGCTGGGAGGTACGTACCGGCTGTACGTACCTCCCGTGACGCCGCCGGCCGGTTACCCCTTCGTCGACGCCATCGGCATAATCACGACGGCCGCGAACCGGTCGACCGCGGTAAAGAGCGCCGCACTACCGGCCGCCTCACCCGTGCCGTGCTGCCAGGTCCAGGCCGCGCCGGCCATCGCGCGCAGATAGATCACGTCAAAGGCGGCCGTCGGCGCGGCCAGGTCCTCCCCGCACGACGCGCAGGGATAGACCTCGGCGGCGCTCACGCCGGCGCCGATGTCCTCGGCGCTCACGCGGATCCCGCCCTGACACGGGGTCAGCGTGATCCGGCCCGTCTTCGGGGCGCACGTGGCGACGCGGCGCACGACGTCAAAGAAGGCGATCCCCAGCGTGGCCACGCGTGGCAGGTCCTCCCGCACGATCGGCGCTCGGGACAGCCCAGCGATCCCCGGCCCGGACTCTAGTAACGCGAAATGGCCATCGGTCACGACAAGCCAGTACCCGTCGATCACCGGCCGGCCGTGGTACTTGTCGGCGTACTTGGGATCGCCCAGCTCGCGCAAGCCGGCCAGGATCGCGGCCGCCGGCCGGCCCTTGGCCGTCACCGTGCGAACCGTCGGTGTGCGCGGATCAGGTTTGGCGGCCGCTGTATCCCGGCGCCCGTCGACCTTGGCCCAGTCTCGGACGATCCGCGCGCGCCGCGGGTCCATCCCGTCACCCTGTCTTGCCGGCGCGAACGTGTATCCGCTCGCCGCTGTGTCTTGTGTGCTGTGCATCCCGTCCTCCCAGCCCGAACGATACCCCATCCCCTATCGCCAGTCAACCCCTATCCTTCCATTGACTCCCGGCCGATACCCTGCTAGGCTAGCACTTGGAGGTTATGCATATGGCGAAGCACACGTACAAGACACGCGCGGGAGTGACGCAGTACAAGCCGTCCCTTCGATGGGCCCAGTCGGTGATCGAAGGTGAGAACTCCGAGGGATTCTGTCTCGCGTGCGGGAATACCCAAGGGGGCTGCGAGCCTGATGCGCGGCGCTATACCTGTGAGACGTGCGGCGCCGCCAAAGTGTACGGCGCTGAAGAGCTGCTACTCATGGGACTCACGTACGGCGCCGCCCGCGGCCAGGTAGACGCGTAGCCATGCGCGTTACCCATGCCGGCCGGACGTTCACCGTCGACACGCCGGCCGATCTGTACACGCTCGTCGACGCGTCGACCGTCGCGGGCTGGAGTGCTGATCAGTGCCGCACCTATCTCCTTGAGACGTGGGGCCAGGCCGGCCAGGCTCAGTACGCCGCGCGCGAGCGCACACGCCACGTGCGGCAACGTCTCGCGATGCTGCAGCTGTCGGAGCTGTGGCCGGTTGATCCGAGGGACTAGTCGACCGTCGACGCGTCGCCGGCCGGACGTCGCCGGTCGCCCAGCTCGCGCGCACGCCTTCACACGCGGTAGCATCGACTCCCGATAAGGGTATTGACTGCTACCGCGTGCGCGTGTATGCTTTCAGTAGGCTACTGATTAGCCTTACGGGAGTGTGGTAAATGCGACACAAACATTACGAAACTGATAACGCGACGTTTGGCGCGGATGCGTACAAGGTACGCGGCTGGGGGGCTATCGCGGTGTACGTCCTCGGGTGGACGACGGAACCCAATGAGGATACGGAATGGTCCGGTATGGAAGCGCGTACCGGGTTCGTCTCGGTGGTGATGATCGGGGATGATCAGGTGCACCGCGTTGACCGTGAGGACCTGATCCCTATCAGCCGTGCCGACTATTGCGCCGAGTGTGGCCAGATCGGTTGTCAGCATGACGGGTTGGATCGTGAGGACGACGGGTCCGGCGACGATCGCGACGATCCATTGTCGGTCGACAATGAGACGGCCGCGCGTGACTCCGCCCAGCTGGATCGCATGATGCGCACGACGTTCGTCACGTTCGGACCGCGAAAGGCGCGGTAGACGTAGACGCGTCGCCTACATAAGGATACGGGCCCAGCTGACCTTGCGTCGCTGGGCCCGTGCGGCGTACGGCCGTAGAATGCTATTGACTCCCGGTATCGTCCCATGCTATCTATACAGGCATGACAAGCCTTGCAGCACTACACAACGCCGAACGTGCGCACACGCGTGCGGTCGTCGCACGGGAAGCGTACGCCGAACTGATGGCCGCCATTGTCGACGGCCGTGCGGACGATGCGTATCGGCTGGCGGTGGAACTCTGCCGCGCCAGCTGCTAGTTCGCGGGCTGGCCAGCCCAGCCTATTACGTTTGTGGCATCGGCCAGGCGGCCGATAGGGTATGCAATTGTTATGCCATGGGGCGAACCGGCGGAATTGTCCGACGGGGCCGGCGGTGGGGGCCTCGTCCATGGCCGGTGACCGACGCAAATTTTTTGTCGCCCTCTTGACTTCTGCCGCCGACTACGCGATTGTAATCAGCGGCAGGCTGCACACGCGTCAAGGGGACCCCTCGATGCGCCGCCGGTCGGGTCGGTGCCTTCTGCGTCGCCGACGCGACCGGCCAGCCGCCAACATCATTCATGGGCACCGTTCGCACCCACCGCCGCCGTCGCCAGCGCCACGCGCGTCGGGCGGCGCATGAGGCCGTCACCGCGGCCGCCGAACGGTTCAGCCGACTCTCGCCGCTCGAAATGGTGGCCGAGGCGCGACGGGCGACGCCGAGTGGGCGGGCCGCCTACCTGCGCGACGCGATGGAGATCGTCGCCGCACGCATCACGCCCTCGGTCATCGACGACTACTTCAAGGGGTCGTCGCTCATGGACCTGCTGAAGTCGCGCAAGCCGCACCGCTGGCAGGGGCCTGTGCTACGCTAGCCGCCAGCACGTCGTCGCTCCGCCCGCCGACTCCGCCGGTCACTCCCGCGCCGATGTCAGCGGCGTTCAACGACGAAGGTGGTTTCGCGTTGGCCTGGCTCGCCCCGGGCCGACTCGTCGAATCCCTTCAGGCGCTCCGCGGGCCGACCCCGACGACGTGCTGTTTGTCCACCGGCGTCCGCCGGCCTCCACTTGACAATCGTAATTACAGTCGCGTATCGTTCGAGGCGTCGCGCGTGCGGGATGGGAACCGCCCGAACATGTCGCCCAGGCACATCTATCCAAGGATGAGCCGAAGAGCTGGGGAGCCAGGCAGCACGAACGGGCCCCACCGACGCGCGCGACGCTTCAGAGAGTCCACCGTTCGGGGGCATGGCTGCACCTGACCGTGGCCAGAGGACGCCGGCTGAGGGCTGCGTCGTTCTCCGGGGAACACCACGGACGGTTCGGTGGACTCTTTGAGGCGGCTGGCGACGCTGGCATCTCCTGTGCAACCACCTGAGTCGCCCACGACCATGACTGTCTACAAGACCCCCGACGCCATCGACCTGGCGACGCCGACCCACCTCTATTGGGTGGCGCTGTCCCATGTCGACTGGGCCGAGCCCAAGGTCATGGTCGTGCGGGGCGGGCCCGACGCTCTCGAGGCGGTGGTCCGCCTCGTGGAAAACGCCGCGTGGATCCCGCCGGGGGTCGAGTACGGGATTGAGCGCGTCGCCCCGGTGGGGGATTGCTGCGCGACGCATGGGAAGCTCTTCGCGCTCCGGCCGGGCGTGCTGCACCCGCTGAGCGTGCTTGAGGACGAAGGGATTCATGTCCACGCGTGAGGCGGGCGAGGCGCGGACGCCTCGCGGGGGGCCCCGTCGCCGGGGCCCAGCCGCCCCGGACCCGGCCGCTGACGCGGTCCTCGCCGCGCTTGGTGACGAGTTCCGGCAGTTGTACCGGTTGTACGGCCACCCGGCCGGGCTGAACTCGGCGCATCGGTTCCGCGTGGAACACGGGCGGGCCAAGCTCCAGACGATTGTGAAGGTGGCCGCCGCGTACGGGTTCGTGGTGCAGCTGCGGCTCGTGCGGCCGCCGGCGCGGATGACGGCCACGCCGCCGGCCGGTGTGACGCTCGACGAGACCCAACCATGAGCCTCACACGGCGGACGCTGGGCGCCTCAGACAACGCGGCCGTGCTCGGCGGGATGCGCGCCAAGAACAATGGCCGCTACAACGGGAATGGCCGCGAGTGGGCGACCCCGCCGGAAGTGTTCGATCCGTTGCAGGCGGAATTCGGCTTCACGTTGGACGTGTGTGCCACGGCCGCCAATGCGAAGGTGCCCAAGTTCTACGGCGAGTCGTCCAATGGGCTGATCCCCTCGTGGGCCGGCGAGCGGGTCTGGATGAACCCGCCCTACGGCCGAGAGGTGTATGCGTGGACCGCCAAAGCGGCCGACGAGGTCCGTGCGGGATGTCCGCTCGTGGTCGGCCTGTTGCCGGCCTCGACCGACCTCGCCTGGTGGCATGACGACGTGGTGAAACCCGGCGCAGAGGTCCGGTACATTCGCGGCCGTGTGCGCTTTCTCACGGACGGCCCGTATCGCGCCAGCGGCTTCTTCGCCTCGGTGATCGTCGTGTGGAGGGCCGCCTCGTGAGCCTGGCCGATTTGTTGCGCAGTTCGCGCTCGCTCGATCGGATCGCCGACGCGCTCGAGCGCCTCGCCAACGTCGCCGAAGGGAAGTTCGTCCCGCTGGCCGTCTCGCCCGAGGACGAAGCCAGCGCCGCCATCACCTACGTGGACGACCGGCGCATGGCGGCCGCCTACGAGATTGAGACGCGCCTGCGCCGCCAGCTCAACCGCGACCCCGAGCCGGAAGAAATCCTGCGGGAGCTGGACGGCCTCACCGCGCGGGAAGAGATTCCGCCCGACGACGTGTCGCCGCTGCCGTTCGTGCGGCGCTGAGGAGAGGCCATGTTCTACGTGACCGACCTGCCGCAGTACCGGTGCCACAAAGTCGTGCGGGCCGCGAAGATCGCGGCGGTGGAACCGAACCACCTCGTGGGGGGCGCCATCCTGTACTTCGACGAGGCGGCTCTCGCGGTCGACCCCCACTATGTCGTGCAGTCCTGGGTGGCCAAGCACGCCCCGCAGGTCGGCGGCTACCTCGTCTGCTACGACGACGGGTACGAGAGCTACTCGCCGGCCGCCGCGTTTGAGGCCGGCTACACTCTCCTGACCGGCGCGGAGTAGACTGCCCACGATGCGGCCGCCCACCCGCGCGCTCTCCCTCGTCTCCACCGCCTCCAAGCGCGAGGGCGACGCGCTCGCCGCCCGCGAGACCAGCCGCGTCTACGCGCAGCCGGGCGCGGTCGCCGCGGTCCGCGCCTTTGAGGCGGCAGTCGGCGGCCGCGTGAAACTCATCGAGGCCATGCTGCAGGCGCCGCCGTCGAGCGCGCTCGACTACGTCGTCGGCTTGATCGCCGATCCACGAGAAGACGCGACCGATCTGGCCGTCCTCTGCGCGCGCGGCGGGGTGACGCTGGGGGAATTGCTGGAGGCGTTCAAGCAGGGCACCTACGCCAAGATGGCGGTCCTCTCGGTGTACCGCCTCGCGCAGGCCGCGCCGGCGGCGGTCGAGGATCTGGCCACCCGGTCGGCGCCGTACGACGAGACGTGTCACGTGTGCAACGGCACCGGCAGTCTCGCGCCGACCACGCCCGACGGCCGCCCGTCCCCCTGCGAGACCTGTAACGCGCTCGGCACGATCCGCCAGCTCCCGGAACTCGAGCGCCAGAAACTCTTCTTCGAGATGACGAAGCTCGTGAGCAAAGGTGGTGGGGGAATTACCACCAACGTGGGGGTGAATGTCGCGCAGGCGGCGCCGCTCGTGCCCAGCCAAGCCTATGACCGGCTGATCACGGCGGTGGATCGGATCCTGTATGGGAAGGGCGTCGAGGACGCCGCCCTTGAGGATGACGCCGCGGGCGTCATCGAGGCCGAGACGCTCCCCGCCGAGGCTGACATGACAGAAGCGCCCGACGCGTCCAACCGAAACCTTACCTGTGATACAACGACCGCACCCTCAGCGTCGTTGTCGTCATCGGAGTCGCTCCCATGACCGCGAGGGCCACGCGCTACGCGGTCGGGTCCATCGCCGTCGTAGCCCTTCTCGCGGCGGAGCGGTGGCTGATGACGCAGGACTGGACCGACTTTGCGAAGTGGTGCGCCTCGCTCGGGGTCGGCGGGATCCTGGCCGCCTTCATGTTCATGTTCTACCGGCGGGATATGAAAGACCGGCTCGCCAATCAGCAGCAGCAGACGGATCTGCTCACCGACGTGGTGAAAGAGAACACGTCGGCGATTACGACCCTCACGACGGAAATCCGGCTGCGCGGCGGGTGGCTCAGTGAACGGTACGCGCTGCGCAGCGAACGGCACAGTTAGCCCATGCGAGTGGCTTACGCGGATCCGCCCTACCTCGGTTGCTGCGCCCTCTACGGCCACGATCACCGCTCCGGCTGTTGGAACGATCTGGCGACGCACGCGACGTTGATCCACCGACTGACCGAGGAGTTCCCCGACGGCTGGGCGCTCAGCGCGTCGTCGCCCTCGCTGCGCGAGCTGCTGCCGCTGTGCCCGCCTGACGTGCGCGTAGCCGCGTGGGTGAAGTCCTTCTGCGCGTTCAAGAAGGGTGTGCGTCCCTGCTACGCGTGGGAGCCGGTAATTTATCGCGGCGGCCGCAACGCCCACCACCCGCCGCCAGTCAAGGGCGGCAAGCAGACGACGCCCAAGGATTTCATCGTTGCGCCGATCACGCTCAAGAAGGGGCTCACCGGCGCGAAGCCCGACGCGGTCTGCGCGTGGATTCTCGACCTGCTCAACGTGCAGGCCGGGGACGAGGTCGTCGATCTCTTCCCCGGGACGGCGGCGATGACGCGGACGGCGGCGGCGCTCACCGTCTAGCCCGCTAGACTTTCGTCATCCGCGCGCGTTATCCTCCCGCCATCGTGGTTGTCGGCTTCCTCGCCGCCATTCTCCTGACTGTGCTCACCCTTGGAGTGCTCACCATGGCCAAGCTCGCAGACGTGAACGATTCCCTCACCACCCAGACGGCCGCCATCGTGGCCCTCGCCGCCCGCATCCCGGCGCCCGGCGCGGCGACCGAAGCGGACCTCGATACGGTGAAGGCCGGCATCGACGCCAACACCACGTCGATCAACCAGCTCGCGCTGCCCGTCACGACCACCCCGTAGGTGAGTGATGGCTGACCACGCCGCCCCGTCGCCGCTTGGGCCGTCGATTCCCTGCCTGATGCAGGTGAATCCCTTCACGCCGAAGATTGACGGCAGTCTCACCTACCCGCAGACGAAACTGCGCGGGGGCCTCTTCTATGTCGGCGAGGCCGCGAGTGGCGCGGGCGGCGGAGCCCGGTACGTGTTCATCTCGGACGGCAGCTTCTACAAGTTCGACCCGAAGACCGGCGCAGGCATCATCGGCGGCCCGGAGACCGCGCCGAGCTTCCCGCAGGAAGCCATCCTCGTGTTCGACGGCGCCAAGGTCACGGCGCAACCCGGGTTCGATTGGTTCGCGCTCACGGGCGGCAACCCGCCGGCGTTCGATTACTCGGTGACGCGCTCGGATCAGGTGGCGGGAGCGGTCTAGCCCGTGGCGCTCCTCTCACTGGCGCCGTACTACCTGGGGAAGGCCACGCACGGCCGGTCCCCGTACCCGCCGCCGCCCGATCGCTGGTCGCTGATGACGACCCCGTGGCACTTCCAGGGGCTGCGGGTACCGGGCCTCCCCATGCCGAGTAACACCGGCTGGTTCGAGCCGGCGCTCGCGTGGGTGGCCAAGTCCGACCGCCCCGCCGTCTATGCGACCAAGGACGCCGCCGGCGACCGCCTCTATGGCCTGTCGCTCTCGGGCGCGTACCTCGAACCGGGCCAGCCGTACGAGCAGTACCCCGGCGTCGACTTCAGCCAGGACCTTCCCAGCCTCAACGCGCTCATCGACGAGATCCTCACGGGGAGCCGGCCGGGTCAGCCGCGCGCCATCCGCCTGTTCCTCGCCGGCGACGACCAGGGCGCCGGCCCCGGCTACAACGACCCGGTCGGCCGGACCTACGGCCACGACTGGCTCGTGGCGAACTTCGAGCGCGTGGTCGCCTCGCTCGGCCCACGCGCCCAGTACATTCAATTCATCCCGGGGTACGACGCCATCTTCTACGGCTGGTCGCCGGCGCAAGTGGCTGCCTTCGGCAGCCTGTTTGACGCGGTAGTCCGCGTCAAGTACCCGCACGCCGTCCTCGCGCTCGAGCACGGCATCGGCCACCCGCCGCTCGGCGACGGCGCCCTCAACTACGGCGTCGGCACCCAGATGGCGGCCTACGACATCGTCGCGAGTGAGTACAACGGCCAAGGCGGCGACACGCAGTGTCTCGTGCACGACGACAACGTGTGGCAGATTAACGGCCGGCTGCGCTATCCCGACGACCCGTACAATCGGCCGCCTGATCAGCCGGCCGGCGACGACCCCAACCCGCCGGGGTACTTCGCCGACAGCGCCCGCGGCCCCATCCTCCATGAGTGCATGGAGTGGGCGATCTACGAGGACGTGCGCGGCTGGTGTACGCCGGCCGGTATCGAGAACGACCGGGCGTATCTCCGGGCCATGGTGCCGCACTCGCGCGTCGCGTAGACTCAGCGCGCATCCCCGGGAGGGAACCCCATGGGCCTGATTGAGTTCTTCGTCTACGTCATCGTCGTGGTGTTGGCCGCGGCCGCCGCCCAGTGGGTCATTGCGACCTACGCGCCCGGCACCCCCGAGATCATCAAGAAGTCAGTCTGGGCGCTCGCCGCCGTCCTCGTGCTCGTGATGCTGGCGCACGCGCTCGGTCTGTGGGGCTACGACCCGCAGATTCCGCGGTTGCGCTAGGTCAGCCTCCCCCGGCGGGTCGCCGCGTCGACTGGGTCGCCGGGCTCCCCCGGTTCGGCGAACGACGTGGTCGGCTCCCGGGGCGAGTTCGTGTAGAATCCCCGGCATGCGACCCCTGCACTGGGTGGCCCTCGGGGCCTTCCTCACCTCCCTCTCGGCGCTCGTGACGACGCTCCCCACGTGGGCCGCCGCGACGACGCCGCCCTTTGTCGGCTCGGTCCTCGGGATGCTCGGCGCCTTTGCCGTGGCGCTCCTCTCCGGGCCGCCGATGCTCGGCTCGAACTTGGAAGCGACCTCGCAGGCGCTCCACATGAACGCGAAGGAAGGGACCTAGTCATGCTGCGTCGTCTCAACCGGCTCATCGACCGTCGCCCCGAGGTGCTGCCGTTCGCGCCGCTCGTGGCGTTCCTCCTCTTCAGCAGCGTGATCGTCTTCACGGCCTGCCCGACCACCCCGCCGAATCTCTCGCCGGCCGGGGCGACCGCCTTCAACAAGACGCGCGTCGTGAAGGCGCTCGACCTCGTGCGCGACACCGCCATCCTCGCCAATGCGCAGACGCCGCCGGTGCTCTCGACCGACGACACGCGCCTCGTCGTCCAGTTCCACGAGGCCACGATCAAGACGCTGCAGGCGACCGATCAGGGCTGGCAGGCCGCCGTGTCGACTGCCGTGACCGAGTTCAGTAAGACGCTCACCCCGGCCCAGCAGCACGTCATCGCGCCGTACCTCGTGCTGCTTCAGACCCTCATCGCGGGGCTCAGCTAATGGCCACCCCCGTCGAGTCGCTCACCAATATCGCCATCGCCGAACTCCCGGCGCTCATCGCGTTCCTGCGGGCGAAGTTCACGTCGCAGGCGCCGGGCGCGACGCCGCCGACCGATGCGGAAGTGATTGCCGCGTACCTCTCGGCCTGCGCGTCCTCGATCGCCACCGACGAGGCGTGGCTGGCCGCCCACCCCAAGGTGTAAGCTCGACCGCGTGTTCCACCCCGAGGTCATCGCGCGTGCCGAGCACGCGGTGTCGCGGCAACTGGCCGCGACGCTCCCGGGCGGCCGCCTCGTCCGCCGCTCCCTCGACGAACGCTGGACGATGCGCGACCAGCTCGCCTCAGCCGCGCCGAAGAAAAAGGGCGAGCCCGCCTCGCGCGCCCTCACCTCAGCCGAGAGCGACTTCATCACGCACGAGCTGCTCCTCGCCAAGCTCGACTACCGCTACTGGAGTGACGCCTGGGCCGTCATCACGAAGGAGACCCAGGACGCCGCGCCCATCCATCCGCGCTGGGCGTCGCAGCAGCTCTTCCTCGACCACGTCGCCGCCATGGAGATCGACCAGTTCCGCGCCGGCAGCCAGAACGGCGTCCTCGTGAACGTCGGCAAAGCCCGCCAGCTGGGCCTCTCGACCGAACTGGAAGTCATCATGGCGCACGGGGCGACGACGCAAACGGCGCTCCGGGGCCTGGTCGCCGCCGACGTCGAGGACCAGTCGAAGTACCTCTTCAGCCTCTTCGAGGGCATCGTCAAGGAACTCCCGTGGTGGCTGCTCCCGACCCTCGGGGCCTACGACACGGGCCGCTTCTGGTCGACCTTGACCAACCGGACGGAAGTCCGGACCGCCTGGGGCAAGTCGTCCCGCGGCGGCCTGGCCGACGACGCCAAAGCCAAGGGCAACATCGGCCGCGGCAAAACCTTCGGCCGGGTGCACCTGTCGGAACTCTCGACCTGGGAGAAGCCCGACCAGATCGACGACGGCCTCATCCCGGCCATCCCGCGTCGCCCGCGGTCCTTCGCCGGCTTCGAGTCGACCGCCAAGGGCCGGCACGACTGGTGGCACACGCACTGGACGGCCACCGCGCGCGGCAAAACCCGCTTCCGGAACATCTTCATCCCGTGGTACGTCGAGCCGGAGAAGTACTGGGCCGTGCCGACGTCGCTCACCTGGCAGCCCGACGCCGGCACCCTCGCCCATGCGGTGGCCGTCGAGCGCGAATCCCCCGAGTGGCTCTTCGGCAAGACCATCCGCCTCACCCGCGAGCAGCTCGCCTGGTACGAGCAGACGCGCGACATGTACACCGAGAAGGGCGACCTGTACAAGTTTTACGAGGAGTACCCGGCCACCCCCGCCGAGATGTTTCAGTACTCGGGCCGCTCGGTCTTCACCGCCGCCACCCTCGAAGCCGTCCGCCGGCAGGAGTCGGCCCCCCGGATTCTGAAAATCGAGCCGGCCAAAGACATCGCGACCCTCCGCGCGTGGGAACGTAGCGACGAGGGCCGATCGGGAGCGCCACGCCCATGAGCGAGCCGCTCCTCCTCCCGGCCGGCATGGGCTTCCGCGTGCCGTCGGCGCAGGAACTCCGCGAGACCGCCGAGGCGACCTCGCTCGGTCTGGATCTCCTCCTCTGCTACGAACCGCCTCGTCGGCGCGGTACCTACCGCTACGTCATCGGCGCCGACATCGGCGACGGCCTCGGGCTCGATCGCTCGGTCGCCCAAGTCGTCCGCCAGGGATCGATCGACGAGCCCGACGAGCAGGTCGCCGAGTTTGCCTCGGACACCATCGCGCCAGCCGAGTTCGCGTCGATTCTCCTGGCGCTCGGCGACTGGTACCGCGACGAGTCCGGGTACGAGGCGCTCGTCGCCATCGAGTGCAACAACCACGGCCTGTCGACCCAGGACACGCTGCAACTCCACCTCGGGTACACCCACTTCTACCGGTGGGAGTACTACGACTCGGCCGACCCGTCGGCGCGGTTCTCGACCAAAATCGGCTGGATGACGACGACCCGCACCCGGCCGATCCTCCTCGACAAGTTCCGCACGGCGCTGACGACCCGCGACGCGGTCACCGGCCTCCCGGACCTCATCACGCATTCGCCGCACCTGCACGAGGAACTCAAAGACTTCCAGACGCAGGGCGCGCTCTGGGAAGCCGAGGCGGCCAAGGGCGCCCATGACGACCGCATCATGGCGGCCGCCATCGCGTACTACTGCACCTGGCGGCTTCGCGCGGGGGAGCAGGAACCGCTTGAGGACCGCCGGCGACGCCGCTCGGAGCAGAAAGCGGCGCTCGTCGTGGCCGCCGACCGGGCCGCCGCCGGCACCCCCGACTTTCGCAACACGGCCTGTACGGCCGAGGAAGCCACGTCACTCCCGACCGGCCCGGACGCCACCGAGGCGGCCGACGAAGAGGCGTTGTATGATCTGCGCGCGACGGACGTGAGTGCCCATGACGGGTTCTTCACTATCTAGCCCGCGAGGTGTGTGATGCGCGTCTCCCTCCCTGACGACCTGGTCGACCTCTACTCCCAGTACGCCGACGCCCACGCCCTCCCGGTCGAATCCGTCATCGCCGACCAGCTCGTCCACGCGCTGCCGACGCTCGGCCGGCCACACCTCACGCTCGATCAGGCGACGCTCGAACTCCTCGCCAAGAAGCTCGGCGCGGTGACGTTTACCAGCGTCGCCGACCTCGTCATCCGCGTGTCGCAGCTGGCCGGGATCCGCTTCCACCGGGTCGACCTCGACTTCACGCCGTCGCAGCTGGTGGAACTGGAGTCGCGCGCCGCCCGCCAAGGGCTGCCCGTCGAGCGCCTCATCCGCGAGATCCTGCGCACCTTCAACGACCAGTTCTTCTGGAAGGCGACAGGCGACCTCCCCGTCCTCGTCCGCGAAGCCGCCCAAGCCGACGAGGATGCCGCGCTCGACCGCGCGATCGGCGTGCCGCCGCCGGCGCTCAAGCCCGCCGCCAAGGCCCCGAAGGCTGCGCGAGCGTAACCCCGTGCCGAACCACGACTATCAATGCCCAAGCTGCGGGGCCGTCTCACGCAACGTCTACAGCCGCCTGTACACCCTGCCCGAACCGCGCGTCCGTGACGGGTACCGCGTGACGCAGGACTTCGAGCGGCCGACCTGCGGGACGTGCGGCGACCCGCTCGTCATCCTCCCCCCACGTGTCGCCGTCGACGCCTACGAACCCTTCGGCGAGTTCTCCACCTCGGTCGAAGACGGCCGTGGCGGCTACCGCACCGAGCACATCGACTCACTGGCCAAGCTCCGCAAGGTCGAGCGCGAATCCGAGCAGCGGTACCGGAACGGCGAGGGCCGCCCAATGGCGTGGCGCGATTATTCCCAGGATCGGTCCAACCGCGACGTGCACTCCCTCATGGCCGACCCGTCCGAAGCGCCGACCAAATCCGCCAAGCTCAAAGTCCGTGCGGTGGGCGGCGAGCCGACCGGCGACCTCGGCCCGGGCGTGACCGAGTCGACACCCTCGCCCCTCGACGCGCTATAGTCTCCGCTCATGGCGGATTACTCGTCTTCGGGCCTCGAAGGCATGGGCCTTCCCTCCCTCACGCACGACAGTGTCAGTGGCACCGGCGACCCGCGCGTCCTCGGCTGGATCAAGGAAGCCGTCATGGAGGGCGACCGGATCAACCGCTCGGACCCCTTCTACGACCGCGCCGAAATCGGGATGCGGTACGTCTCGGGCGACCAGCGCGTGAACGCCGAGAACGCCGCCGAGCCGCCGGCGTATCTCCCCCGCACCACGCTCAACGAATCGCGCCGCGTCGTGAACGCGCACGTGTCGGCCCTCACCGACCTGAAGCCGCTCTTCTCCTACAAGTCGATGGACCCGGCCTTCACGCTCCAGGCCGACTACCTCAACAAGCTGACCGTCGCTTGGTGGGTCACCGCCATGGCCGACATCGAGCTGGGCTACGTCATCAAGTACGCCGAAGCGGCCGGCACGGGCGACCTGGTTACCGAGTGGAACCCGTACACGACCCTCGGTGGCGACATCGCGATCCAGGCGCGTGACTTCCGCGACACCCTCCCGATTCGCCCGGCGCCGCACGGCCGCTCGGTCCAGAACTGGGAAGGGCTCATCCTGCGCGAATCGCATACGGTGAACGTCCTGCGGTCGCTCTACCCGCAGTACGCCTCGGCCTTCCGGCCCACGACCGACTCGATGCTGTCGACCCTCATGGGCCGGTTCCGCCAAATCTCCGGCCGCTTCCTCTCGCCGGCCAATGACACGCTTTCGGGCCTGAACGCGCCGGCCATGGCCTCGCGCGTGCGCAGTGGCGAGATCCTCCTCTACCGGACCTATCTCAACGACCGCTCGCAGAACCTCACCAACAAAGCGATTCCCATGGGCACGCCCGGCGCGTCCTGGTCGTACATCGTGCCGCCCCGCGGGTACCTCTACCCGTACAAGCGCATGGTCGTCTCGACCCCCGAGCAGATCCTCTACGACGGCCCCTCCCCGTACTGGCACGGCCAGTACCCGGTCAGCCGCCTCAAGATGTGGGACCTGCCGTGGCATTTCCTCGGGCAGGGGCTCCTGAACGACCTGATTCCCATGCAGGACGGGATCAACCAATCCATCCAGGACGTGCTGCTCGGCATTCGCAAGTGGATGGACCCAGCCGTCGTCTACGACCGGGGCGCGGTCTCCGAATCCTTCATGCGCCTGTACGACGCGCGCCGGCCCGGCAGCAAGGTGAAGCTCAACCCGACCGGCAGCAAGGAAGGGTTCAAGCCGCTCGAGGGGCCGCCGCCGCAGGTGATGCAGCTCTCGCTGGAAATCATCCAGTTCCTCCTCCAGCGATTCGACTCGCTCTCGGGCACGCCGAACCTCCAGGAGATTCTCGCGCTCCGGCAGCTGCCCGCCGCCGACACGATCGACAAGGCGCTCCAGGCCCTCACCCCCGAGCTGCGTCAAGAAGGCCGCCAAGTCGAAGCGTTTCTCCGCGACGTGGGTGAGCAGTCCAAAGTCCTGCGCTTCCAGTACGAGTCGTCGGCCCGCCGCGTGACCATCCTCGGCGACGCCGGCACGCTCCTCCAGGACTTCGACTTCGACCCCGAGGTGCTCGTCCCGGCGCTCACGCCGGGGACGCCCGGGTACTCGCCGCTCATCGACGCGCAGCTCACGCGGGACCAGCGGGCGCAGGGCGTCCACAAGAAGATCGTCTTCGTGCTGGCGCCCAATTCCATCCTCTCGCTCAACGCCATGGAAGGGAAGCTGATGAAGCTCCAGCTCTCCCGCATGGGCATGATGGATGTGTGGTCGCTCTGGGAGGCGCTCGAAATCCCGAACGCTGGGGCGCCGCCGAAGATTCCGCTCCCGCCGCTGAAGCCGCTCGACCCGCAGATCGTCCAGCAGGTGATGCTCCAGGCGCAGCAGGACCCGGCGCTCGCGGCGCAGCTGTCGCAGCAGTACACCATCGACCCGGCCAGCGGCCAGATTCTCGAGATCCGCGAGCCGGTGACGATTGTCGAGCGGCTGCAATGTCAGGGGATGCTGGGGATAGGGATGACGGCCAGTCCAGCAGGACGCAAGGCTAGCGGTCAGGCGCCTCCGGCGATGGAGCAAAAATCCGACGGCCGGACCACGGTGACCGAGAGTCACCACGATCGCGGGGAGAACTCAAAGCCGGGGCCCGGCACCTAGTAGCCGGTGTTGACAGCACCACTACCGGTCGCGCACAATCCTCCGCCATGGCGTACGAAGGCTTCAAGGCCGTCGAGGCATCCGCCGCGAAATCCGGCGCGCGTAATCCCGGCGCCGTCGCCGCTGCCGTGGGGCGCAAAAAGTACGGCGCCAAGAAGATGGCGTCGGCCGCCACCTCCGGCCACTCTCTCAAGGGCGCTAAGCCCATGGCGAAGGGACGCTAGCAATGGCTGCACCCACCTACGGGAAAGCGCTGCACACGATTCCTGGCCCGACCGGCAAGGGCAACGAAATCAAGGCGCCCGCGATCAATCTCGACAAGGGCGGCAAGCGCGGCGGGAAGTCGGGCAAGCACGCGACGCACAAGGCCAGTGGCCACCACCCGATGGGCGCCGGCCACATGTCGGGGAAGCGGTAGCGGCCATGGCCTCGATGCCCATGGACCACAAGCCGCCGCAGCTGCACGGCCACGACAAGTACGACGTCGAGGACGGGGTCCGCACCATGGAGCGCGCCGAGGAAATCAAGCGCAAGCCGGGTCTGCACGCCGCGGTGAAGAAGCACGCGGCGACCAAGGCGCGGTCGTTCTCGCGCATCGCCGGGAAGCGGTAACCGCCATGCCGTTCTCCACCGTCGAGCAAGGCATGAAAGAGTTCAAGTCGGGCGACCTGCACTCCGGCAAGGGCGGCCCGAAGGTCACCTCGCGCAAGCAGGCGATCGCGATCAGCCTCTCGGAAGCGCGCAAGAACGGCGGCAAGGCGCCGGCCGCGCCCAAGTCGATGAGCAAAGGACGCTAGCCCATGCCGACCCCTCGCCCGACCGTGATGGACAAGCCGACCGGCCCGACCGGCATCCTGTCGTCGGCCCGGAAGCCGACGGCCCCCGGGGGCAAGAAGCCACCGGCCAAGCCCGGCACGCTCACCTCCCCCGGCCGCTCGATGGGCGGCATGAAGGGACGGCGCTAGATGTTCGGCGGTGGTGGCGGCTCGGTCGGCGCCGGTCTCCCGGTCCCCGGGACGACGCCTGGCGCCAATCAACTCGACGGGCCGCCCCCGTCCATGACGCAGTCGCTCGGTCAGGGGAACGGCAACCCGATGCCCCCGATGGGGCAGATGGCCCCGCCGATCGCCTCGGCCCAGCTGCCGCCCGAGATGCTCTCCGGGATGCAGTCGGCGGCCGACGCGATGGTGCAGACCCTCAACAGTTTCGCCCAGGCGACCCCAGACCTGGCCCAAGATTGGGCGGCCGTCCTCACGGCCCTCCAAAGTGCAATGAGCAAACTCCAACTGGCCGGCGCGGGGCCGACCTCTCCGACCTCCACTGGCCCGGGATTCCCCGGCGGTGGGATCGACCAGAACGGCCCCCCACGCTTGCCCCAGCAAGGGTAGGTAGACTGTGGCTGATCTCCTCCAGGCGGGTAAATCCGTCCTTGAAACCGTCCTCGGGAAGCTCCCCCAGGACAAAGCCGACGCGGCTCGGGCCATCTGGAATGACCCTGCGGCTGCGCCTGCGCTCGAAGAACTCGGGAACGCCGCCTTGCGCCGAGCTGATCACTCGCGCGCGCTCGACGAAGTCAAGCAATCGGAGGCACGGCTCCGCGACCACCAAGCCAAGCTCGACGCCTGGTGGACGCAGAACGAAGCCGCCGCCAAACTTGGCGCCGCCGCGCTCGACAAAGGCTGGACCCCCGAGGGAGGCTCGACCACGACCCCCGAGGTCCCCGCCGACGTCCTTCGCAAGAAGGAATTCGAGCAGGCCCTCAATCTTCGGGAAGAGGGCCAGCTGGCCTTCTATCTCGAATCCAACCGCCTGCG